AATGCCTTCGGGTAATCCCTTGACAACCACAATAAATTGTTTAGTTGTCCAAATTATTTACCGTTACTCTTGGATTAAAGTCCATAATTATGACATAAGATCCATAATCTACTATAGCGACAATGTCGCTGAGGTGGTATATGGAGACGATAGTATTGCGACGGTTAGTGACAAAGCTAGCACCATTTTTGGAATGGCTGAAGTCACCGCTGGAGCAAAAGAGATGGGTTACATTTTTACGAGTGCGGACAAAGTTGAAGGAAACGTCGAGTTTAAAAGTATTGAAGATCTAGAATTCCTTAAACGCGGGTTTAGGTATGACAACGTTGTGAGACGAGTAGTGGCACCACTACGGTTACAAACCATCCTTGAGATTCCTTTTTGGGTTAAATCGAAGAAGAATATTCATGCTCAAATGATGACAAACGTAGAGGTAGCATTATCTGAATTATCACTGCATGGTAGGGAAATTTATGATGAGTGGTCCCGGATTATATGTAAGCATGTCTGGGACTGTGTTGGAGTTAATTTGCATGTGAGAGAGTTTGAACAAGCGATACGAGAGACGACGACCGAAATATCTCAGCAAGAGTTCCTCTGGGAGAGGACCTATGATGCTGAGGACTGACTGATAAGATAACGGGTTCGCGTGATCTTGCTGGCCACAACACACAAACAAACCAGGCTGTGTTGCAGTACTGCTACGAACCTAAGATCCTTCGGTATTTACCGTTACCGCTCAAGATGGGATGGAGAGACACCAATATCTAGAGCACCTGGTGTAGTCGCTATAATATGGGTCAAAAATAGTGATGAAATTACGCAACCTGCCACAAACGAAAACACAAATGCCAGTGATGCAATTCACAGCCTCAATCCGACTACAGTGTTGGATGAACAGACAGATATGCAGACTACTACGTTCGAGTCAAAGGTCGCTAAGCAGGATTTTAAGTTTCCTTTGCACACTGATTTGTCTAGTGACTTGATTAAACCTCAGGTTATAACACCAATTCAGGATATTAGGAGCTTCCTTGCGAGGCCGATTATTCTACGACAGGGTCAATGGACAACAGCTTCTTCGGGACAGTTGATTGCAGTTGATATGCCATACGAGGCATTACACAATACAATCTATACGAATAAGGTCCAGGGATTCCTTAACTTTAGAGCAACAGCAGTTTTTAGTTTACAAGTCAACGCTAATAGGTTTGTCCAAGGACGACTTATAATGCACTGGCTACCACAAGCACAGATACAAGGGGTCTACCCTGCAAATAGAAATTTGAGTTTAATCCAAAAGACACAGCAACCTAATGTCCAATTGGATGCAAATACAGAAACGGAAGCAACATTATCAGTTCCGTACATATCACCAAAGCTATATTATGACCTTACTACCGGTGACGGTTGTATGGGCTCGTTGTATGTTTCAGTTTATAGTGCTCTCAATTATGGAGTGGGTGGAACCCCCGCTGACTATACATTGTGGGTGCATTTTGAAGATGTAGAATTAGAGATACCTGTAATCCCCGGTACCTACTTGACCCAGTCGGGTTTTAAGAAAGGGAAAAGGAGTAAAGCGGGTGTTGCGGCGGAAGAAGAGTTAGAAAGCGCGAATAATGGTCCAATATCATCGATCGCAAGAGTTGTAGGAGACGTAGCTGACACAGTATCACATATCCCCATTCCGTTAATATCGGAGATTGCTGGTACAGTTAGTTGGGTTTCTGGCATTGTTGGTGGAATCGCTTCGTTTTTCGGGTTCTCCAACCCACGATCAGAAGGAATGCCCTCAGACACAAAGATTGTTGTTGGTAATAGACTGCCAAATTGTGATATGGGTTCAGCTTCAACGATATTATCGTATTCAGGCAAGAACAAGCTCGAGGTGATAGAGGGCTTAGGAGCAACAGGGTTTGATGAGAGTAGTTTTCAGTATCTTTTGTCCAAATCGGTATATTTCACAGAGTTTGATTGGGCAGCTGCAGACGCGACAGGCGCTACACTCCAATCATTCTTGATGGCTGAGGATATTTTCCAGGAGACGGGTGTCGCATCCGATGCAGTTGCCTTTTGGGACTACTACTTGATGACACCGGTGGGTTTTATGATGAAGTACTTCGCCTATTGGCGCGGGTCAATCAAACTAACCTTCAAAATCGTCAAGACTGAATTCCATACAGGCCGCCTTGCGGTTATGTATCTACCTCACCCCAATACTGCCAGTCCGACAGTGCCGACATTAGACAATTCAGTGTATCTGCTGCGTGAAATCATAGATATTAGAGAAGGGAACGAGTTTAGTATGATAATTCCATATACAAATAATTCGCCCTGGATCGATTCAGATGATCAGACAGGTACGTTGTATGTACAAGTAGTGAACCCTTTAGTGGCGCCCGATGGTGCCGCACAAACAATCAAGATTCTAGTTGAATGTAGTGGTGGTCCGGACTTTGATGTCGCAGGATTTAGACCCACTATAGACTCGAGATACTTGACTCCCCTGGTGGTGGATGCTTCCGCGTACGTCACTCAATCAGGATACCAAGCAGTTACGACTATCACAGGTGAAAACAATGCAATTGGCAACTCTAAGTTACCTAACGCGGGGTTAGCACCTTGTAAATATGTGATGGGCGAGAAACTTGTTTCTGTGTACCAATTGATTAAGAGAGGATGTGTGGGAGAACCATACCAAAGTGCAGCTACTGAGAGAACAGTGACAATCCGGCCTTTTGATGTATTTGCAATGGGTAAGGGACATGCTGGTGGTAACAACTTTAGTATAGCACCTTTGACAACCGATGCGTTTTCATTATTTTGCTCCTTCTACGCTTATTCCAGAGGGTCGGCAATTATGCGTGTTGTAAACAGGGACGCCACAGCTGGAAACTTTTTCATATCATGGTTAAAAAGGGACTTGGTAGACGCGACCCCATTCAAATGGAGTTCTG